AGGACTATGTTAACTATTGGCGCGGCTTGTCTCAGTATCTAGATTGGTTCGACGACATTTACTGGTCTGAACGCCCGTTGAGACCGGATTGGAACTTTCTGCGCAGCGATGACAAAGAAGTGGCGTACGTGTGGAGCACGGAGCATCGCTATGCCGGCTGCCCTGATCTTATCGGCACCATTGGCGGTCTCAATGTTATTTGTGATTTCAAGACCAGTAATGGACGGTACCAGAACCGCTTCCCCGATCGCGGCGACAGAGAGGGATTTGGTGGGCACAAGAAATATCAGAAGTGCGCCCAACAGCAGGCCTCTTATGCCCTGGCCCTTAAAGAACGCACCGGTTTCGAGGTGGATGTGGCCTTGATTCTGGCCACCACAGAAGACCATACACAAGCGATTTTCATTGACACCGATCAGCTGAAACTTGCTGAATCGAGATTTTTAAAACGCGCCTCACTCTTTCACCAAATGCATCCGAGCGATGATTAAGTTCACGGTTAACAAAGCTGCTTATAACAAAGACGTCCCGGCCTCTAGCCTCCAATCCGGTTGGGCGAATGTCGAGAAGGATCTTGACTATCTGCAGAAGGCGGTCAAGGCAGGCGCGGCCTGGTGCGCCACGTGGTTCACCGGCAAATACCGCAAGGGCAGCAATGCGGACGGCTCCAATGTGATCGTCTTTGACATTGATGGAGACTGCACCCTCGAGCAGTTCTGGGCCACCGGCACCGCTCAGTTTTGGTGCCAGCTCACCTACACCAGCTGCAACCACTCGGCGGCCGAGCATCGCTTTCGTGCGCTTTTCCCTTTAGAGGGCACCCTCACCAGCCGCGAGAGCCATCAAGCCGCCTACGACGAACTGGCCGGCCGGCTGCTCAAGGATCTGGGCCTGCAGGGGTTTAAAGACGATTCGGGCCGCAACCCCGAACGGCTGTGGTTCGGCAACACCAAGGCGGTCTTTCAAACCAACGCCAAGGCCACAGCGGTTCCGCTGGCGCTGATCCCGCAGCCTGCAGCCAAAGCGCCGCGCACCTCTGCTGCGATGGCGGACATCGATCTGCAGCGCTGCGACTACATCCTCCGCCACATCCTGGCGCCATCAGAGGATGGTGAATACGCCAGCAAATACGTGCGCGTGCTCACGGCGGTGGCCTCGATCGGTGACGAGATCGAGGAGGCGTGGGTGGATTGGGTCAGCCGCGGGCACCACGGATCCAAACCGCAGAACCTCTCCACCAGCAAGTGGGATGGGCTCACCACCGGCACCTTCACCACGCTGTATGCGATGGCCAAGGAGCAAGACCCCCATTGGATCAAGCAACTCCCTGAACCGCTGCGCAGCTTTGAAGCGGGCAACCCCACTGGCGCGGCCAACGGCTACATGAAAAGTGCCGTGGATCCATCCCCCGATATCGATGCCAGCCCGCGCGAGGCCAACGCACCGGAAGTGGCCGTTGATCCGCAACCGGTGGCTCCTCCAGCCGATGCAGCCAAAGGCAAGGGGCGGCCCAAGAAAAGCAACGACGACTACGCCCAGCAGCGCAATGACGATGTGCGCCTGGTGCAGGAGGTGTTTCCCAACATTCGCCTCAACACCCTCACCAACCAGATCGAATACGACGAGAACGGCAAAAAAAAGATTCTCCAAGGCAGTGACCTCACCTTCATGACCAACCGGCTCTGTTGGTTTCACGGCAAATACATTCCCGAGAACCGGGTGAATGGTGCGATCAACTTCGCCGCCAGCCTCAATCGCTACTGCCCGATCGCCGATGTCTACCTCAAAGGCGTCGCCAAGGTTGATCCCTACCCCCAGTGGGACCGCATCGGTGAGATCTTCCTTGGCAACAGCGATCCGATTGCCACCTTGGCGCTGCAGCGGCTGATGATCGGGGCGGTCAACCGCATCCTCAATCCCGGCTCGTCCATGAGCTGGTTGCCGATTCTGGTGGGCGCTCAGGGGGTGGGCAAGTCGATGTTCTCCCGCTCGCTGGTGCCAGAAGAGTTCTTTGCCGAGATGACCTCATCGCTGGAGACCCTCACCAAAGAGCAATACCGCCTGCATGTGGCCTGGCTGCTGGAGCTGCCGGAGATCGACCACTACTTCTCCAGCAAAAACATTGAGAACTTCAAAAACCTGGTGACCACCCGCGTCGACGAAACCCGCTTTCCCTACGCGCCCAAGCCTGACAAGCTAGGCCGCAAGTTTGTGATGATTGGCACCACCAATCGCAACCAATTTTTGGTGGACACCACCGGCAACCGTCGCTTTGTGCCGCTGGAAATTAAGCAAGGCTTTCAAGTGCCCTGGCGCCAACTGCAAGCGGAGCGCGATCAGCTCTGGAGTGCAGCGTTAGCGGCCCACGGCAAGGGGGAGCGCTATGAATTCACCGCCGGTGAAATTGCCGAGATCAGTGATTACATCCAAGCCTTCAATGATCCTGATCCTTGGGTGGAAAAGATCACCCGCTACATCGAGGACCGCGCTGAAGTCAGGGCTGCTGATGTGCTAACCCACGCCTTGGAGCTGGATCCGAGAAGCCAGAGCCGGCGGGAAGGACGGCGTGTTGCTGAAGTTCTGCAGTCGCTTGGATGGCGCCGCCAATGCACCTCACGTAAGAATAAAAAAACTGGTAAAACTGAATCAGTTCGCTTATGGATTCGCCCTGTTAATGATCCTCTACCTGAGGAGATTGATGGTCCTGAATTCTAACTGCTTTAAGCGAATGACAGTCATACAGCCTGCTCATTCATGGACCCTAAAGACCTTGCGTTGGGGCTGCGCGTGCGCGTGGCCACCAATAATTTAACCGCACTTGTTGTTGGCAAGCCGGAGTATTACACCAGCAAAGCCAAGTTGGTGCGCATTAAATACGAAGACTCCACCCGCTACGAGACGATCACCAATCATCTGCTGAGCGCGTTACCCCAAGCCGAGCAGTATCCAGCCTTTGGTGGCTGCCACAGCCGGGAGGTGCAAGGTGAGTGAAGCCCAACCCCACAAGGGCCGTGGTGGTCACGCCTACGGCCGCCGCAACCTGCAGCTGAGCAACACTGCAGAAGAAGGTGAGCTCTGCCTCTATTCCGGCCATGCCATCGGCCGCTTTAGCGCCCACTCGATGCGCTACGACAGCCACTCGGCCTGCACCCGTTGCGTGGCTGGCGCCCGTGAAGGTCGCTTGTCGCTGGACATCAACGCCCTGCTCAAGAAGCACCGCCGGCGGGCCCTGAAGTTCTGGAGCCAAGTGGACATCGCTGAGCCCGATGCCTGCTGGAACTGGAGCGGTTGCATCAACAAACGCACCGGTCAACCCCAGTTCGCCTGGCGCCGCCATGGCATCAGCAGCTCCACCCAGCACCATCCCCAACGGGTGGCGATGTGGTTCAGCTGGGGGGACCTGGGCCTGACGGGGGTGAAGACGGTCTGCGGTAACAAGCTCTGCTGCAACCCCTTCCATTTAATTCCCCAGAAGATCGGGGTGTTTGTTGAGCACGACAGCTACCTCGATTCCTTCGAGCTGGCCTGTCAGCTGCAAACCCTCAAGCAGCAGGTGAGCGAATACGTGATTGAAGAAGCGCTCAAGGAGCAACAGGAGGCCGCCAAAGAAGCGGACCAGGAGCTCCGCGCAGAGCTCATGCTGAACCCCAATGCGGACTTTGCTGATCGCTATGAGGCCACATTGCTGGATCTGCTGGGTGGCGTCCACCCCAGCCAAAGCATGCCGGACGCGGGAATCAATCTGCGCACGGTGATTGATCACAGCGATGAAGATGATCCACCCCACGACAATCAATCAAGCTAATTACACTACAAATAGCACTAGCATTTTATGTCAAGACGTACTGATTTAATCTCCCAACTTCTTCGCTCTGACAAGTTTGGCGAGGAGAAAGAGAACGAGCAAAAGTTTTTGATGGCGACGGCCGAGCTGATCCTCTCGGATCTGATCGACATTGCAATCACTGGCTTTGAGCAGCAAGGTGCTGGATCGCTGGTGATCAATCTGGTGAATGATTCCACCACCTACATGTCAGGCCATGCTGTTCTGTTTGACCTGAACGTCGCCGAACGAGAAGAGGATGAGGATGTGCTGGAGTTTCTCCGTGACTTGATGGAGGAGATCGATGGCAACGACTGGAGCAAAACCGTTTTATTGACTTTGATTAGTGATGCTGGAACAAGAACATTTGCTTGCGAAACAGGCCGGAGCCAGGAAAGCCTCCGAGCGCTTGCAGAGGAATTTAGACGATAAGCTCAAGGCCAAGAATCTCAAGCTGCCTCTCTACCCCACCCCGCAACTGATTGAGCGGGCCCGTGAGGTCATGGGCAGTATTGATTACGACCCCAGCTCCGATCCTGTGCAGCAGGTGTTGGTGGAAGCCACCTCGGTGCCAGCCGCCGAGATCAATCCTTTGGACATCCACTGGCACGGCAATGTGTTTGTGGCCTCCAAAGGAGCGGTGCGTAACTCCCGCATCTGGTTCAACAAAACCATCAGCGAATACCGCAACGGTTACATCGATTCCTTCGTGTTCTTCACATCAGCCTCCGAGCTGCTGAGGGCCTCGCCTGTGATTTGGGATTATCCGATCTGCATTCCCTTCAAGCGTGTCAAGCAGCTCAAGGCCACCAGTGAAGGCTTTGAACCGGTGTGCCCATCGACGTGGAACGTGATCGTCTATGGACCTCCTGTGGATCAAGTGCTCTCGGCGATTGACCGTGTCAGCCTGTTCCACGACAAGTTCCGCGACATCGGCCGGATCATCGTCAATGAATTTGCCGGTGATGGCTGGGCGCGTGACCTGGCGTTCTACGAGCAATGCCGAGGCGAACTATGAGCAAGCACATTGATCCTGCGGTGTTTCTGGCTCTGCCATCGGGAACGCGGGTGCACCCCTGCCGGCTGATTCACAAAGACGGCCAGTTGATGTGGAAGCACGCCTTAGGCGATGCGCCCTATCAGGTGCCGGCCACGGTGGCCATTGAGCAGCACATCATCAAAACAGCTGGACGGCTGGAGGAACTCTGCAGTTGGCTACCGGACCGTGGCGATGCAGTCCCGCTGTTGCCGCTGTGTTGGTATGCACCCGAAGAGCCCGGCTTTGAAGAAGGCATTGCGGTGCTGCTGGTGTGTGAGCAGGATCCCAATGAGACCTACCTGGAACTGAAAAGCCACGTGCTGCCCCACGAAACCTTGGCGGTCGCAGGCAGCTGGCTGTATTTCAGGCGCTGTTAGTTCAGCGTCTCCACCAAGCGGGCCAGATACCACTGGGCTTTCTTGGCGTCTTGCTGGGGATTGTTCTTGTGCCACACCCGCAGCAGATACTTCAGCACCTGTCCCTGCAGGAACCCAGCTTCCACCGACGGTGCGTCGTGGATCGCTTCCTCGATGGTGACGATCGCCTCTTGTGAGCCTTTGGTGTAATGCTCCGGGTGATTCACAGGGTCACTGTTAACTGCTTGCGGCTTTTCGCTGCCATTGCTCCAGTCATTAAAACGGCGCCAGTCAGTTAACAGCACCTCGTACATTTCATCATCCACTGTTAATTGACCTCATTTGATTTGCTCCTAGTTTAAGTCAGTCAGCTTTTTAATGTGATGACCGATGCGGTGATGACCGCGCCCCCTGGCGATCCGTCTTATATCAAAGACAAGGAGCGCTATTTCATGGCCATTGCGCAAGTTGTTGCCAAAGCATCGACCCACCCCCTTGCTCCTGGCGGCTGCGTGCTGGTGCGGGACCGGGAACTGATCGGCAACGGCAGGTCCCTGCTTGCCGATTGCAAAACGGAAGTGGATTGCATCAGCTACGCCATTGCGACGACCTGCAAACGGGGTGCACCGGCTGTGGGTGCAGTGATCTACTCCACCCGCTACCCCTTTCCCCATGCTGTCTTTCAAGCCCACTTAATGGGGATCAAGCGCTTTGTGATCCTGGCCCACGAGTGGGAACCTTTTTACCGCGATGACTTCCGCCGCGCGGCACGGCTGGCCCGAGAATTGTCGGTCTCGATTGAACCATTCTACGAGACAGAAGACCCCCGCTTAGCTGGCGCTAACCCCCATGCCGTTGATGCCTACGACCCCGAAGGTGGCATCGAGGAGAGGGCATGAGCGCACTGATCTTTGATTTGGAGAGCACCGGATTGCTCAGGCGCGGCAGCCAGCTGCACTGCATCGTGATCCGTGATTTGGTATCGCCCGACACCGCTGAGGTTTACGACAACCTCAGTGGTGGCAGCATCTCTGAAGGAATCCAAAGGCTTTCTGAAGCGGATTATCTGATCGGCCACAACGTCATAGGTTTTGACCTGCCGCTGCTCTTGGAGCTCGATCCGGACTTCCGGATTCGAGGTCAGGCGTTGGACACCCTTGTTCTTTCGCAGCTGTATTACAGCAACATGAATGACAAGGATCACGCCAAACAATTGGTTGGCATGCCGCTGCGCCTGTATGGGCGTCATTCACTCGAAGCCTGGGGTTATCGCCTCAAGGTTCTTAAAGGTGACTACGGCAAACAAGCCGATGCATGGAAGGTCTACACACCTGAAATGCGTGATTACTGCATCCAGGACACCGAAGTGACCTGGAAACTTTGGGAGCTCATGACCCGGAGATTTTCTGATGCCTAACAAAACAGATCCAATCACACCTGATGAACTCTCAGCTGCGGCTGATTTGTTCTTCCCTCTCTTTGAGATCGTGCAATCGCGCGCTCCAGAAGGAAGCAGCACCAAAGATTGCCTCGAGATTCTTGACGCAATCACCAAGCTGGCCCAAGCCACGCGCAAGCAGGACCGAGACGACAAAGCAGCTGAGCGATTCGGTTTTCTCCAATTTCAACAACAACCCCAAGAGTCATGAGCGCCCCGCAACCATTTCCCAGCCGCCCCAAGGCAGAAAGCAACGGCAGTGGCTTTGGCAAGGTGCCGATGCCCATTGCCCTGGAAAACAAAACCACCGGCGAAGTGCACTACTTCAACAGTGGGAAGGACGCTGCTGCGGCCACCGGCCTCAGTGCTGCCTCCATTTCCCAGCTGCGCAACAAGCGCCGCTACCAGGCCCAGTGCCCGAACAGCGAGAACACCTGGCGCCTGCCCGGGGTGGAGTCACCCAGCGGCATCCATGGCCACAGGCCTAAACCACTTAATGGACGGCGCCCAAAACCCATCAGCCTGCGCTGCATTGAAACCGGTCAGATCCATTCCTTTGCAAGCCACAAGGAAGCCTGCGAGCAATTGATGCTGGACGACACCGGCCTCACCCGGCTCACCAAGGGCATCCAGCGCACCTACCGCGGATTGAGGTTGGCCTGATGGGATACAAAATCGAACCGCTGTCGCTGTTTGACACGCGAACCTGCACCATCCACCACTTCCCCAGCAACCATGAAGCGGCACTGAAAGTGGGGTCCAGCCGCTGGACCATCTCCAAGCTGCGCACCAAGCGGATCAAGAGTTCCAATGGTTGGACCCTGCTGGAGAACGCACCACCGGTTCTGCTGAGGGAGACCCGCAAGCGGCTGGGGGAAGAGCTCAAAGTGCGCTCGGTGGTCACCAGCCGTCAGCTGGACTTTGACACCAACGATGAGATGGCGGCACTGCTGGATGTCCCGCTCCGGGAGGTGATCGAACTGCGCTACGGCTGGCGCGACGAACTGCACGGCTGGGAGATGGTCCCATGCTGATCCCGGATTACGTGCTGCTGGAAATGCGCATGGCCGAGCTGATGGCCCAGCAGCAGGCCAGTGGCTTTCGCTTTGACAAGGAGGCCGCCGAGCGGGTGAAAACGCGGCTGGCTGAGAAGGCCAGTGGCATTGAAGCCAAGATCAAATCCCTCTGCTACGCGGTGCCCAGCAAGCGCTTTACCCCCAAGCGCACCACCAAACACAACGGCTATGTGGCGGGGGCTGAGATGACCAAGCTCGACCTGTTCAATCCCACCAGTCGCGCGCACATTCACTGGTTCCTCACCACCGTTCACCGCCCGGGCACGCCGCCTTTGGTGGACAAAGACGATTGGCCCAAGACCACCGATTCAGGCAAACCGAAAGTGGATGAGGCGGTGCTTGGAGAGCTGGCTGACCGTGCCACTGAAGACGGCAACAGCGATCTCTCCTTGCTGCTGAAGGATTTCATCAGCCTGTTCACCCTGCAGAAAGGCATGGGTCAGCTCAGCGAAGGGGCCAACAGCTGGCTCAATTCTGTTGAAGCCGATGGTTGCATCCACCACAGCTGCACGCTTTCAACCGCCACGGGCCGCAACGCCCACCGGGGTCCCAACCTGGGGCAGGTGAACTCGGAGCACTGGGCGCGGGAATTGTTTGTGCCCCACCACGGTGACCGGCTGGTGGGCTGCGACCTTGAAGGCATCGAGATTCGGGTGCTCTCCCATTACCTCTGGCCCTTCGATCAAGGCGAGCTGGCCAAGGTGGTGCTCAATGGCGACATCCACCAGCAAAACGCCGATCGCGTGCAGTGCACCAGGCCCCAGGCCAAGACGCTGCTCTATGCGTTCATGTATGGAAGCGGCGACACCCGCTTGGGCCATAGCCTGCGCCCCGAGCTCTCCGATGCCGCCAAGAAATCACTGGGCGCAGAATTGCGGCGCAAGTTCTTGGAAGCGGTTCCAGGCCTGGGACCACTGGTGGATGCGGTCAAAGCCAAGGTGAAAGCGACCGGCAAGCTCAAAGGCCTCGATGGCCGACCGATCCACTGCCGGGCTGAGCACTCTGGATTGAATTTTTTATGTCAGTCCGCTGGCGCGATTTTGAGCAAGCGCTGGCTGGTGGTCAGCGAAGACCATTTGCTGGCTGAAGGTTTGATTGCTGGAGAGCACTACCGCCGCTGCGCCTATGTGCACGACGAACAACAGCTGTCCGTCAAAGCGGGGTATGAGCAGATCGTCAGTGAGATTTTGGTGGCAGCAGCACCGGTAGCTGGCGATTACTACAACTTCCGCGTGCCGATCACCGCATCGGCGCAGAGCGGCATGAGTTGGGCCGAGACCCACTAGACACAAGACGGGTGAGGTGCTATACGTGTCTCACTCGATTCTCGGATGAGATTTGAGCGGCCTGGTCATCGGTTGCAGCCGACGTCCAGACCTAACCACTGACTGCTCTGAACAGCCATTGGCTGGATTTACTTTGAAGAAACGAAAGACTGTTGTGGCTGCAGCACTGGCCACTGCTGGGATTGGTTCTCCCCTGCCAGGGATGGCAAAGACTGGGAACTATGTTCACGATCGTGCTTATGTCGTCGCACGAGTTGTTTGCTCGAAAAGAACAGTCGGCGTGCGATTCACGACTAAGGACGCTCTTCACTACTTAAAAGTTCGCTACGGATTAAATAAGGTTGCCAATTGGAATCCACCATCCGTTCCCCTCTTAGCATCCAAAATTAATAACTATCTGGATCGTAACTGCGACATCACAGCGCGAGACCTTCGCGCTGTTTTAGGTCGCTCCGATGCACCCAGAAGCCGTCAAGTCCGGTATCAGCCAGGAACGCTGTCCGACACTCCCTTTGAATTCTGATGAAGCGCTTCGCTTGGTTCTTGCTGGGAGGACTTGGGCTGCTTTGGACTTCTCCAGCGCAAGCCTCCCAGGTCCGCAATGACATTTTGCGGGTGGAATCTGAAATTGAATACATCGGCACCAAAGTGTTTTGGGCTCGATCGAATTATCCCGGCTGCAAAAGCGATGCCGGAAAGCTGTTGGGCTTCTATTCGCCAAGCAAGAACCATGTGGTGCTCTGCAACCACGGCCGCCTCAACACCGATGAGTTGCTCGACACGATTAAGCATGAGGGCTGGCACGCTGCCCAGTACCGATGCAATGGCAGCCGGCCGGTGCTCTCCGATGCGCAGATTCGCATGGGTTTAAGCCGTCAAGATCGCAGTGATCTGCGCGTGCTCTATCGCACGGAACATCAACGCAGGGAAGCAGAAGCTCGCGCGGTGGCCAAGCTTCCCACCCCGGTGTATCTGCGCGGCTTTCGCAAGGTCTGCAAACTGCCTGCCTTTTAAATTCAACACCATTTTGTTTTAGACAACGCGCACAACCATGATGAAACGCATCGCTTTTTTGTTTCCACTATTAATCAGCAGTGCTCCAGCTTTTGCTTTAACGGACGATCAGAAATCAGCTTATACCTACGGCTTTGAGTTCGGCTGGCTCTCCCATTCCTGCATGCTCTACACCCAAGGCACGATCGATCGATCGGCCTTTGAAGATGACATCTTGTTGGTCAAAAACGACAAGGAGAATCCTCCCTTTGTATGGAGATCGATCACCAAGTCGTTTCGCAAAATGGCGAAACAAAAGGATTGGGCTGCCGCTTGTAACCGCGTCGTTGTCAACATGGACACAACTTACTAGCGCAATCTGACTGAACCATCATTTTTTAATTCTGATGCAATCGTTTTACTCGTTCGGCATGGCCGTCATCTTCGCTGGTGTTGGCGGTGCGATGGCCAGGTCATGCGCCAAAAATTCTGACACCATCATCCGTCATGCCGATGACGGAGTCACAGCCCCGTTGACTCGCGGTGTGATTCGTCATGGCGGCAAGTCGCTGAATCGCGATCAGCAGGACGACAATGAATGAACTATTTTGGCGAGTGATCACCCCGCTTGCAATCGTTGCGGGCATTCACTACGCCTTTCCATTGATGCAAGCCAAATCCGTTGGCAATCGCTTTGCCACTGAGTTTTGCAAACACTCCAAACCCGAGCGCAGCTACCAGCAGACTCTGAACATCATGTCTGCTCAGCCGGATTTTGATAAATCCGATTACAACTTCAACATGCGTTTTCGAAAAGAAGCCTTGCTTTCGATGACTGAAGGCCTGCGCAAATGCGGTTTCTACGTTGACAGTGACAAAATGCTGGATTTAATGGATAAAGAAAACAGTTGATAGAATAAAAGTGTGCGTTCATCCCTGCTGTTGATCAGTCGGGACGCAAGTACCCGCAAACAGGCGGGGAAGGAACGGGAATTTCAACCAACCTTGGAGTTCCAATATGTCTGACGTTCAAGTCATCGGCCTTGAAGCCGCTCGCACCAAGCTGCAACGCGCGAAAAAAGAATTCGAGCGCGCTAAGTTGATGGACACGGCCTACCGCGGTGTGCACTACAAACCCAATCGTCCCTATAGCGAAAGCCACGGCACTTACGTGTATCGCGGCCATACTTACACCAAATAATCATTAGAAAATTTTTTACAATAAGACAAGCAATTGCTTGTGATGTTGTGAATTTTCTTGGTGGACTGACCCGGATGGCTGGGCAGATTTTTGGTGGGGGCGCAAAGACCAAACCGGTGCCTGCCCCCAAACCATTGACCCGCCCTGCTGCTGCGGCCAGCTCGTCGCCGGTGATGCCCATGGGACCTGCTGGTTCACCCACCGGCAGTGGTTTGGGGCAAGCCCAGCAAGCCCCTCAGCCCCTGATCCGGCCCGAGGTCAAGGCCGTCTCCGACACCCTCTCCTATGCCGAGGGCACCTGGAATGACCAATCCAATACGCCGAATTACGGCATGCGTTATGGCGACCGCCCCGGGCAAGCCAGCCTTGATATCACCCAGCCTCACCCTGGCGATGTGCGCTCCAGTGCCTATGGCAGTGGCTATCGCTCCGATGCCAGTGGCGCCTTCCAGTTCAAACGCGACACCTGGAATGAAATGCACGGCGGCAACAACGCTGTGATGTCACCGGAGAATCAAGACCTGGCCGTTGGCAAACTGATTACGGCGGAGGGCTACGACTACAACGAACCCTTCGCAGAAGAATCCTTCAAGCTCTCCAACCGCTGGGCGTCGATTCCCAATGAACAGGGCGTCTCCGATTATGGTCAGCCCACGCCCCACAGCACAGAAGAGCTCGACACCTTCCACCGCCAGCGGCTCCAGCAACTGCAAGAGCTGGAGCGGATGCGCGTGTACGGCTTGCGTTAGAGCGGCGTTTCGTTGCGCAGGGCCTTGCTCCGCGCCATCTCCTGGCCCTTCTCGCGCACCCGTTGCTGTTGGGTGTGGATGCCGGCAGTGAATCCACCGCTGCCGGGCTTGTGCTCCTGGCGGCCGATCTTGGCATTTTCATTCCAGGCCATCTTGCCGCGTCCAAGACGTGCCATCGCTAGCTCTTTGGCTTTGCGGCGCGGTTGGTATTGACTGCGGTCCTCTGCATTTAAACGGCGTTTGTCCACCGGTTTATTGCGCAAGTTCGTGGACTTCACAGGTATCACCACATATAATCTGTTCTTATTTTATAGCCTTTTGCAGGTGTATTTGGTAGAGGGTCGACTTCACCATCCACTTCAAAGCACACCACCCAATCGCTGAACTTATCCAGCAGGTCAGATGGCATCGCATCGGCCAATTGATCCACGGCGGCCAGTTGATGGGGTGTGCCCTCAAAGGCCACAAAGAACTTGCGCAGATCGATTCTCACTGGATGCCCACTTCAGTGTTGAGGCGCTGCACTGCTTTGGCCACAGGCAGGATGGTGGTCATCACTTTCTTGAGCATCTCAGTATCAGCAGCCTTGCCTTGCTCGGTGAGTTCGACCACCTGCCTTTGCAGTTCTTGGATTGCTTCTTGATCTTTCTTGCTGCGCATGTCGGTGAACTTCAACGACAGCATCAGGGCAAGCAGGGATGCAAATGTTGCTTCCATTGTTAATGTTTTAGCTAGAAAAAGTCTAGCGAGTTTCAATCAATACTATGGATTATTCAAACACCAAACCATCGTCGCCTAAGTCTTCATCTTCCCAGCCCACATCCATGATGTCCGTTGGCATGTCGTCATCGTCAGCGGCCTGCATCTCCAGCAGATCCATGAACGTTTGCTCGCTCATGATCTCTGGCATATCGCTTTGAATCTCCTCCACCTTGAAGACGATGCCGTTGGTCATCAAGGTCTCTTGGATTTGGTTCTTCTGCAGCATGCGAGAGCGCAGGAGACGGATGGCGGTGCGCTCAAGCGCTGGCCGGCTCATACGTTGTACTTCGTAGCGGCATCGCTGCAGCGCAAAGCGTTGTTCGATCGTCAGCTCGCTGGTGCTCATCACATTCAGTCCGTTTGTTATTGATCCATTCTTCAATGAGTTCTTTTGCGGTCTCGTTGTAAAACGTTTGGCGCTCGAACCATAATAGCCAGTTTTCACTCCCTTTATCGTGATTGCATTGTCGGCAACACGGAATACTGTTTGAACGTAGCGAAGACCCGCCGCGACTGCGAGGTTTAAGGTGATCAATGGTGTCTGCTCGTCGTTCCCTGCAGTAGGCGCACATGCCGCCCCAGCTGTAACGAATGTCCTGCCGCCACTGCCGTTTGGCTGAGGCTTTGTTCAAGCACTGGAGAGAGAACATCAGTTCGTTCCAGTCTTCCGCAATTCCCATAGTTGTGCTTAACAACTTGGTTTCAATTTAACGAAAGAAAGAGTCTTTTGTTTTCAGTTTCTAACCGTTTGAGCGCATCGCCAGTTTCACGATTGCATCTAATTTCTCTTCAATGCGAATCATCTGGTTCTCCACCCGCTCGAGGGCGTGCTGAAAATCCCCCTTGGTGACATAGGTTTCAGCCATGCGCAACTCCATGGCATCAATGCGCCTGTCCATCTCATTGATGCGGTTGTGGATGCGGCTGGTCATGATGCCGGCGCCTGAGGCCAAAGCAATCGCAACCGGAACCAAGGTTTCAATCATCGTCAAAAGCGGGATGGTGTTTGCGAATGGACCAGCCCTTCTCTCCAAATCGGCCGGTCTCTTGGACGCGCGGCTGCGGATCTTGGGGCTTGCGGCTCAGCACGCGTGTGATCTCACGGTCGAGCCGCGGAGCCAGGTTGGAGTGGAATTTCTTTGCTGCAATCCACCGGTCCACCTCACGCCACCGTTTTTGGTTGGAGAAGCGGATCAGCCATTGGCCATCAGGCGGAACGTTTAGTGCTTTTTTGGCTTGATTGAGCGCAGTGCGGTGAACAGCAGCTCGATCACGCTGTTGTCCTTCAGAGGAGTGAGGGCAATGATCTCACTCATGGCTGCAAGAACGATCCAAGTAATCGGGCTATTAATAATGTCGTGCATGATTAACACTAACTCTTTCTCTATTGTAGGCAGACTGTTAAGTTGATAGTTAACAGCATGGCGAATAGATTCGATTTAACGCTCATCATTAACACCGGTATTGCCTGTGCAAACTCCCATTGAGTTGCGGCTTGATCGCATGACGGCAGAACTCCAAGACCTGCGCTATGAACTCAAAGCTGCACTAAGTGCCTTGCCCAAACCGGGTCCGCAATGGATTGGCACCGCCGCGCTTGCCGCTGAACTCGGTGTGACCAGTCGCACCGTCGGGAAGTGGATTGCCGCCAATCGTTTCCCTGAATCTGTGATTCGCCGCAAGCGCAGAGGCAATGGAGTGATCTACAAACTGGATCGCGGGCCCGCTCTTGAGGCTGCTCAAGAGATCATGACCAGCTAAGATGGCCCCGGAGAGATGGCAGAGTGGTCGATTGCGGCGGTCTTGAAAACCGCTGAGGTGCAAGCCTCCAGGGGTTCGAATCCCCTTCTCTCCGTTCTTAATCAGAACGGTTGACTTGCTGCCGTTGTTGAATTTCGAGAACAGCGCGTTCGACATCGTCCTGCTGCATCCAAGCGTGATAGGTCTTGGTGTGCACCGCATGGTCGTGGCCCATGCATTTGGCAGCGAGAACCGAGTTGGCATTCAATTCCGTGATCGCATCGATCGCCCAGGCATGCCGCAGGTCATACAACGTGTGGTCTGGAAACTTCGTTTGAAACCAACGGTTGGTTTGATTGACGTAATACTTGCATTGTTCTGGATCGTAATCCTCTTTATTGATAAAGCTGTAAGGCAGCTCAGGGCGATCCGTTAATTCAAACGCCGTGGGCCATTCAGCATGCAGACACATGCTGGTTCTCAGCACAAGTGCTCCGTTCTTGCGTTTGATCGTCCAGCAGTGGGCGCTTTGGCCTGTGCCTTTTGGATTTAAACCAAAGGCTTCACTTGGGCGGCATCCATAGGCTGCAATGGCGGCCACAATCCAGCCCTGCCACATCGCCCCTCCACCTTTGCCGCTGGTGGCAAACCGACAGGTCTCGAGGATGGCATGCAGTTTGGCGGCACTGGGCGGATTGATCTCCCGCTTTGGGGTGGGCGTCACACGCAAATCATCGATGCGCTGCGTCCCCTCGATCTCCAGCAGTTTTGCCACGCGCTTGTAGACCTGGCAGGCACCGTAACGCGCACGGCTCATCTTCTCGGTGGAGTGGATGGCGCGAACCATCAGGTCCATCGTCAGCTCCTGATCCGGGCGCATGCGATGCATTTCATTGGCCAGTCGCTTCCAGCTGCTGAGCGTTGACGCATTCACTGGTTTCTTGCGGAAGAACTGCTCGCGCAGTGCGGCAGTGGCTGTGGCCACCGTGATCACTTGCTTGCCTTCAAGAGCTTTGATCTCCCATGGCAAGGGCCTGGTCACTGTGCCCTCAACGTTGTAGCGGCCCCACAGGGCGCGCACCCGCTCCTCTGCGAGGAAGAGATTGTCGTCCTCGGCTGGCAGAGCCAAGGGCAGGCGCTGCTGTTTTTTGGGCCCGCCGTCCACCGAGCAGTAGCCGCGCCAGAACCAACGGTCTTTGTGGACCTCCAACTTGCCCTTGACGCCCTGCAGCTTGAGCCGCTCTTGGGCCTGGTCTAGAAACATTGCGGTGACTGGCATCTGACCGTTTGACTACATGGCTTCTCTTCTAGCAAAGCTGCTGACTATTTTTTGACTGCAAATGGGGCCGAAAGGGCCAGGAATGGACGTGACTTATTGAGAATTCTCAAGAAGGGAAATCACTAAAAAAGCAGCCAGCGCCTGGGATGTAAGGCTCTGACTGCTGTTTTGGTTATTGAGAAAAGGAGGCTTCAAATGGTTTCAAGACCAGAGCCAAATCGTTACACAGCAACCGTTCTCATGGGGTTTCCGGACTTCTCAAGACTCATTTTTGACTATGCCGCTGGTCTTGCAAGCCAGCGTGACCTGTCGGGTGTGATACAACAAAAGAAGGACAACGGTCCTTTTGCTTCGGCCTCTGCCCTTGAGCACGCCCGCCAAAACGGCTACGCACACCCGACAACCTGATCCTCAAAAGGGACCAGGACTTCTACCCAACCACCAGAAGCCCCCATCGCCTGCGCTCAGGACTGGGGGTTTTGCTTTGGCTCGGGGTGATCGATCGGATCCTCGCCGCCGGCGTTGATCACCACCGCCCGTTTGTAGAACCAGTTGTCTGTGGCACCGACGCGTTCAAGGTGGGCCTGGATCTTTTTCCAGTTCTCCCGTTGGTGCTCATCCATGGTTCATCACTTCTTAAAAAACGCGTTGTGCATCTTCATGCCTTCGGTTTTGGCCTTCTCTGGATCCGAGCGCATGGCGTCGTAGGCCGCATCCAGCTGGGCCTTGCTCATCTGGGCGTAGCTCTGGGCCTTCTCCTTAGCGCCAGCACGATCCGCAGGAGCAGCAGTAAAGGACTGTCCAGCGGACCCTGAAGAACCGCCTTCACCTGCTGGCCTGGGAAAAGCTCCGCCACCATCGCCCCCATTGAGAATGGCAGCGCCCCGGCTCCAGTTGCTCCTCGGGTCACTGCCGTGCTCGATGTCGGGATGGGAGGCGTAGAAGCTGATGTTGCTGTTGCCTGCAAACAGGTTGCGCAGCTTGCCGATCAAGGCCTTGTTCATCTCCAGTTCGCCAGGGGCGCCTGTGGCCCCACCACGGGGCACGTCGGCATGGCCCGTGAAGAAGTGCAAGGGGCGCCTGCCGCTGCTCACCCCCGGCACGTTCATCAAGGTGCCGTAGAGACGTTGCGCTGTTTGATCGATGTCGGCATCGGTGAAGTTGGGGTTGCTCGGACCCATCTCCAAAAAGCTGATGCCACGGGAGGGGCCGCCGAGGGTGCCGCCGCGAAAGTCCCGTGAATAGTTTGGCCCGTAATCACCGTATTCCTTTTGCAGTGCTTGGAAGACAGGATTATCCGCTGTGGTGTAGCTGCCAATCAGCCCACTTTTTCCTTGAGCCGTATCGTGATGCAGCTCAAAGACAAGCGGCTCGAGTAGATTATTTTCGCTCATAATAACGTTCAGCTGTTGGTAGCGATATGGTCCATCTCGGCGTGCATCAAGTCACTGAGATTGGAGACTTGGGCGCAGCAAGACATAATCAACCCGCGCTGATTAGGCGTGAGATTATCAGCATCAAGTGCATCTTCTGAGAGCACATTGCTGATATCACCAAGGGCCATCACAATCGCTGGCATGCCCCACTTTTCGACCAAAGAGGACATCGCTGAGAGCAGTGGATTCTCTCCACTCTCAACAGCTTTCCAAAACGATTCGCGCTCCTCAGTTGTCATAATTTAATCCCAATAAATCTATTCTACCGATTAGAATAAATCAAAGGGGAGGCAATTATGGCGCAACTGTCATTCGAACAATTCGAGAACTTCTTTACCTATTACAAAGGTAAAGAGCACCAACAATCGGGCATTAAAATCTTGTTCGATCAGATGCGTGATGTGCTCAAAGATGATGCGCATGCTTGGATTGCTGAATACCGAACACCGCAACAAGCAAGCAACGTCATTTCCTTACCGGTTCCCTATCAGTCGCAACGGGATAATGCATCGGGCACGGGTTACCGCGAATGCTTCAGCTCCAGCTGCGCGATGGTGGCGATGTATTACGGCAAGATCGACAACGACGACGCCTACAACACCGTTCGCGCCCAATTCGGTGACTCCACCGATGCGTCGGCGCAGGTGCGGGCCCTCAGATCCCTTGGACTGGACGCCAATTTCATCAGCGACGCCACCACGTCTGATCTCAGCGAGGCGTTAGCGGAAGGCCGGCCGGTTCCGGTGGGCTGGCTGCATTACGGTCCCCACACCGCACCAACGGGGGGCGGTCACTGGTCGGTGGTGATCGGCGAAATGGCCGACTGCTGGCTGCACAATGACCCCTATGGATCCGCCAACCTCACCGATGGTGGCTACATCAGTGATGTTGGAGCCGGGCGTTTCTACAACAAGTCGCTCTGGAATCCCCGTTGGATCGTCGAAGGCGAAGGCTCAGGGTGGATGATCGATGTGCGCGATCCAGCAAAAAAGTAACCCAGGCTGAACCGACTGTGACCTCCGCAGCCGGGATCAGCCTGATCCAAGAGTTCGAAGGCTTAAGACTTGAGAGCTACTACTGTGCGAGTGGAATACTCACAATTGGGTATGGCCATACTGGATCTGATGTGTATGCAGATCAGGTGATTAGTGAAGCTGAGGCTGAGGCTTTGCTAGTGAAAGACCTCAAGCGCTT